TACTCCAGTTGTTGTTAAGTCAGGGTCTCCTGCTCCACCTGTAAAGCCTACTACTGTAGTTGTCAAGCCTAAAGGAGTAGCATCATCACTATTGTAGTTCATCATTGCCTTAAGAGTGTTTCCATAAGTTCCCTTATGTACTGCTGTTAAAGTAATGACTCCAGCACTTACCGATGCAGCGAATTGGTTATCTGTGTACTCTGCAATTTTTGCATTTAGTAAAGTTGCGATTTGTGAAGCTGTATTACCAACTGCTACTGCTACTTTATAAGCTCTACCATTGACATAGAATGCTAATGTTCCTGCTTGTGTTGCTGTACCTGCTATAGTGATACTTCCAGTTGCTTGTGTACCAGTTGCTACATCATCAAGTGCAATAACTTTTAATTTTACACTTTTGTTGATGTCGTAGTATCTCCCTATTGCCGATGCCAACATCGAAGTTGCACCAAACTTCTTAATAGCTTCCTCTTTTGAGAAAATATCAAGTACTGTATTTGGTACTGCTGTCCCTGCTGTTGTTTTTTGACCGAATATCAAAGCAGTGTATTCTTGCTTAATTGTTCCTGTTGTGCTTATTGCTTTTCTAAGCTCTGCGTACACAAAAGGGATATTCATGTTAAATATTTCATTAAAACCTATACCCATTATTTTGCTCCTTTTTTAGATGTTTTCATCTTGGATAAATCCTCAATCGTTACATCTCCATCGTTTAAGCGATTTGTCCAAAATGAAGTTACACTCTGAACTACTATGCCATCTTGCGAAACTCTTTTCATTGTTTCAGGGTTTATTACTTTTAAGCCAGCTTTTGGCGTAATTTTAAACATTTAAAGGTACTCCCTCATTTGTTATTTGTAGATTTGCGATGCTACCTTGCCAGTCGAATATGTCAAGAGTTAAAGGAATAACTGGAAGTGAGTAGTCATAAGCTACTTTATAGCTCATCGTTGCCATCCCTATATCATTTCCGCTTGAATTGTCATGGTCCGTTGATGAATTTTGAAAAACTATATCTTCAAATAGTGCAAAAAAATCTCCACTAATCGGCGATATTCTCTCTGTTAAAATTCTTCCCATCACATTATCAACTTCAATCATCACATTTTCAATGACTTCATAAAAATCTGCATCATCTACTGTATTATCACTTACAACTACGCCGACATTCAAGTCAAGTTCTCTTGATGTATGTGTCGTATATTGTTCTGAGATTGACTCATTTTTAGAAAAGATGGTTAAGTATGGAAATTGATTATCTTCTACTTGATTAACTCTGCCATTGTAAACACGACCTGCAACACTAGCGACACCTGCAATAAGTGCATTTGTGAAGTATTGTCTAATCACTGTTTTTTTATACATTTTTAACCTTTGAGATAGATGTCTATACCACCTATGCCATCTTTTCTTACATCACGAACTCTATAAGTTTTTAAACCTATTGTGAGCGTGTCGTTTTGCTTTATATCGTTTGTCTCTAAAGTGTTAAACATAGGTTTTTCTTCAGTGATAGGAATACCATCATCGGAGATAGAAACAAAGGCATCAGTTTTGATGATGTTGAAAGTTAGAGTTGTGCGAGTATTTGTGCAAGGAGTACCGAACTCATTTGCACTTAGCATATTTGCATGATCTGCTTTCATCATTTCATCAAAACTTAACGCCACTACTTAAACCTTTTTTGCTACTTTGTCTTTTATTAGATTTTTTGCCAAAGCATCATCTAAATCTACAATCTCACCAGCTGAACAGATAGATGCAGTTTTTGCATCTTGTCCTTTTACTGCAACTTTAGCACTGATTAAAAGTTCAACTTTCATCATTTACCCCTTACAGTAATACAGTTGCAACGATAGTTGAGTTTGCATCAACAAGTAACGGTGCTCTTGTTTGAATTGCTTCAACTTCAATAACTTTTTTAGCTTTAGATACTTTAGAAATAAAGTTTCTTCCATCTATCGCTGTACGGCTGTCACCATTAAGAGTATTGAAATCAACATCCATATCACCTGCATAACCTGCAATATCAACATTGCCATTTACTGCGGATAAAACTGCAACTTTTTTCGCTGGTACTGCTTTTTGTGCAACACCTTTGTTGTCTGTATAATTTCCATCGTATCCCCAAATCTCTAAACCTTTATAAGTTCCGTAGAAGATTGCACCATTGATGTTTGCGAATGACTCAAAAACAAGTGAGCCGTTTTCAATGCGTCTGTTGTCTAGTGAACCCTTGAAGTTTGCATTATTTACTAATGCTCTCATTGTTGCTATTTGACCGATGATGTGAGTTGCATTTGAACCATCTTGACCGATAAGGTCTATAAAAGTCTCAATGTCGCTCTCGGGTGTTCCAGTCGCTTCATTCCAGTAATTACCTGCAAGTAAGTCGATAGTATTTGATGCTTTACGAGCAAAATCAACTACACGGTTTTCACCTTTGCCAACTACTGAGATTTGACCATCAAAACAAGCACCGATAGCCATTATTTCCATAGCATTTTCAATCATCTCTCGTTGTTCTTGTTGAATCTCTGCAATCATAATTGCAGCTTTTGCTGCGAATGTTGTTTGTGTATAAACATTTTGACCACGAAGTCTCTTTTTTAACTCACTAGATGTAAGTGTCATTAAGTCTTGAAGTGTTGGAAGTTTAAAAGTATGTTCATCGAAGTTTAACTTCTCTGTACCATCTGCTACTGCATCAGGATTAACAAATTGAGCTACACGAATACCTCTAAACTGCTTATCAATCTCTACAATCTCAGTATCTTGTGTTGCACTTGTTCCAAAAAACTGCATAAACAAACGAGGTTTTGGTGCTGTTTTTACTAATGATTTGCTTAATGTTCTAGTTAGGTCTGCGAATTGAATTGCCATTACTTGTTACTCCCTTTTAAAATGATGCCTTTTGCTTGTAAAATACCTGCAAGTGCTGTTTTTGTTTGTGTTCCTGGTAGAGTTACATTATTTTCGTTAAACTCTCCAGTGTATCCCACACCAGATGCGTTTGCTAAAGTTGCATCTACATCTTCTGCAAGTACGACTACTGTTTGTGCATCGTAGCTAAGTTGAGGAGTTGCAGCAACGACACCACTTCCTACTATGTTTGCATCTGTGTATAACCCTGTATCTTGTAATACAACTACTTGACCTTTTGTGTATGCCTTACCTGATTTTAAAGTGATGCCGAAGTCATCTTCAACTTCAATTACTAAATTATCAGGTGCGATTTTTCTAACTGCCATTACTAGTTACCTCCAAAATTTTCTAAAGCCGATAAAGCTTCTTTTTCTGCTTTCTCATCATCTGAGAGTGCTTTTTCTTCTTCATCTGACACATTAAGACCATCAACTTCACTTGCACCTGCTTCAAAATCTTTTTTTGCTGTTGCAAGTTGTGAGTCTCTCTCTTTCAAGAGTGCGATTGCCGCATCTCCTGCACTTGAACCATCTGCGATTGCTTTTGCATTAAAAGCGGAACTACCACCAAGTGCGATAATTGCACTAACTCTTGCTCTTTCCGATGCGATTGCATCAGTGTTTGCAGTTTTTAAAGCTTCGGCGTGTGTATCGTTCAAAGCTTTAACATCTGTCTCTGAGTATGTTTTCATACTTTCTCCTGTTAAGTTTTTTTCGATTTGTGCCGAAGCGGAGTTTACTCTCACCGTGTTATTTAGTATTGCAGCGACTTTACTGTTTTCTTCTTCTGTTGCGTTTTCTCTATAGTGAGATATGCAAGCTTTCACGCTCTCGACTGCAAGTGCTTTTGCAGTCATTGGATCTTCTTCTTTACCACTTGAAATAATCTCATCACAAAAACCATTCGTTAAAATGTCATCACCATAAAAGTATGTTTCATCATCTAAAAGTTTTTGTATCATTTTTTCACTCTTTGAAGTTTTTGACACATACTCTTTTAAAAGAAGTTTTGTAAGACTTTCTACATGGTTAGCGTCTTTTCGGAGTTGTCTAGCATCTCCCCAGCTAATTACACTTGCATTGTGTATCATGTATATTGCATTATCGTAAGCTTTTACTGTATCACATGCTAAAGCGATGTATGAAGCCATAGAAGCGGCTAAGCCTGTGATAACACAAGTCACATTTCCTTTATCATATGTTCTGATTGCATTAAATATTGAGATACCCTCGAATACACTTCCGCCTGGCGAGTTTATTTCAATAGTTATATCTCCGCTCATCATTTCAAGTTCATCTTCTACAAATCTTGATGAAACTCCCCATCTTCCGATTTCTCCATTAATCTTAATTATTTTCACTGTGTTGTCTCCTCTTGTAATGGTTTTATTAACTCTTTTTCTTTTTTCAAAATGCCTACATTAGTTTCAAAATCTCCGAAGCCTAACTCTTCTGTTGCTTGTTCTCTTGTAAGTAAGTGATTATCTATTGCATTTACTTTTGCTTTGACATCTTTAGTTGGGTCTACTGAACCTATAGGCTCTCCTATCCACATAGCTTTCAGGTATGCCGTTCTATTCTCAAAGAAATCAGGTATGACTAAGTCGCCACTTAATACACCCCATGTGATAACTTGGTCTCGTATAGGCTTACAGAATGAAGTTATAAAAAGTTGTCTTTCTGGCTTGGTAAACTTCTGCATCATTAGCATTGCCGCTCTAGAAGCTGAATAGCTTGATGTAAATTGTGTAAGGATTATTTCGAGAGGTATGCGAGTATCTGCTGCTACCTTTTGCATAGAAGTCATTATAAACTTGTCATAGTTTGGATTATCTCTACCTTGCTGATGTATCTTTAGTTCATCGCCAGGGAGTAACTGAGTAATACTATTTTCTTTTACTGTATTTTTCTTAGTTTGCTTTTGCTCGTTTGGATTAAGCAGGTCTGCTTCATTTCCAAATACATCTTCTGCTGATTGAGTTGTTATTGAACCAAAGAATATAGCTGATAGTTTCGCAGCAGTTAGCTCATACTTCATGTATTGGTCTATTGCATCAACATCTCGCATAACTGAAGATAAAAAAGGAATACCACGCTTTAGCTTCGCTCTCTCTCTTTTGTATATATGCAAGATGTTTCGCTTACCTTTACCAAAAGCTTTTATTTTTTTAAATGTGTTGTCTTTTTGAATGATTGAGTACGAGACTGCCATGCCATTTTTATTGACTTTTATTCCATCTAAGAACTCTTGTTCATAAGACTTGACATGTTCAGCACCTATCATATTCACTTGTAATACTTTATCGCCACCAACTGGAGTAAGTGGTAATGATGCAAAGCAGTCGCCATCTCTTTTATATTGCATGTATGCTAATCTTTGGAGTGCATAGAAGTTATCTTTAGCTGTTATGTCGCTCATTGTGCTTTCTGCCCATGAGTTAAAATAATCATCCATCATCTCTTCTACTTGTTTAGCTCTTACTTCTGTAATGTTTGGAATAAGTCTTTGTTGAATCGTTGATTTTGCACGAAGTCCACTACCTACAACATGATCAACTGCTGCAGAAATTGTTCCCTTATAAAAACCATTGTTATAATACTTGTCTCGTGATGTAGCACGAAGTGAGATTAAGTCTAAAATGTCCCACTCTTCAGGAGTATCCCAGTTCTTCACTTCATAGTTTGGTGTAGGACGAGAAGCTTCATGTATTACACTCATACCCAATAATGCAGTGGCTTGTCGTGCTTGTGTAGCTTTAAACGCATAAGTGGGGTTAAAATACCCTTTTACTTTATCGGCAAAATTAAGCATGCAATCTTCTTGTGAAAATTGTTCTAAACTTTGGCGATACAGTAGAACTGTCTAATAGGTTTTCTATTTTTTCAGTCCATCTATTAACTTGCGTTTCGACTTCTTTGAGGTTTGCACGGGTAAGTGTTCTTGATGAACTTTGCCCATTTGAGATAGTATAAGATTGTGCTTGTGAGATTGCAGATAGAGCAGTTTCCCACTCATCTAAGTTATCAAGGAAATAATCTTCTAGTGACTTGCCAACTTTAGAAGCTCGAAGTCTATCTGCATTTGTTATCATAGAGGTCGTTCCGTATATTTTGGGTACGATAATTTTCATATCGCTCTTAACTACTCCAAAATTATAACCTAAATAATTTTAAAAGTCAAAGAATATATTTTTAATTCTTTGATTAATCAAATTTTATAATAATATTTTTTTTAGGTATAGTTGTTTTTTTACAAATAGCGTCGTGTTTTTAGTACGGTGGGATTGTTTTTTTACATTGATGTAAGTTTTATTCTTTTGTCAATTTTTTTAAATCATTTTCAGATATACAGTTGGCTACACACAGTGAACCAAGATGCAAGATTTCTAACTCTTTTTGGTTTCTTTTTCTAAGAGCCCTCAACGCTCCCTCAGTTTTTCCTAAATAATTAGCAAGTTTAGTAATTTGTAACTTGCCTTTATTTTTGCCCGTCGTATTGTTAAAATTTATCATTAAAATTTTCCTAAATCTTCATGTTCCACTTCATTTTCTTCACAGAATTGTTTATATTCATCTTCATAAATATCCCAAAAAACCTTAACTGTGTTTAAGCTTTTTGTATCACAATAATCTCTATCATCCAAAAAATCTATAAAATTGTAAGGATTATTTAAAACGATTGTATCATCTGTTTTTTTGAC